TCTTCAAACAGATCTTTAAACAAGGAATAAGGAATACTCACATTAATCTCATTCATTTCTGCCCCTTGTTCTTATCTGTGTAATTAACTAACTCACGGATTTTCTCACGCACAAGCTCAAGAGCTTTTTCTAAACTCCGTTCTTTCTCGTGTAATTCCGCTAATTCGTGTTCTGCTTGTTCTTTTTCCATTCTTCCACCTAAAAGAAAACCGCCTTATTTGGCGGTCTCAATCATTTTTAACACTCGGCTTTTGCTTTCTTTCACAAAATGACAACATCTATCTTTTGTATCAACAAACGTACGCCCCTCAACATCTCCAATGAGTTCAATATCATCAATATCAATCTCGATTGTTTTGTTTTCGTGGTACGTTAAAGTTATTTTTTTGCCCATAACTCAGAATGGAATTCCATCGTCAAGGCTATCACCTTGTTCAGCCATCGCACTTAATGGCTCTGGTTTAGCTTTGCTTGATTTCGCTTGTTTTGGCTCATCTTGGCGACCGCCTAACATCTGTAAGTTATCGCCTTGAATTTCTGTGGTGTAACGGTCTTGTCCGTTGCCATCTTGCCATTTACGGGTCTTTAATCTTCCCTCAATATAGACTTGCGAACCTTTGTGTAGATATTGACCTGCGATTTCGGCTAATCTGCGGTAGAGTACAATCCTATGCCATTCTGTTTGTTCTTTACGTTCACCAGTGCTTTTATCCGTCCAGCTTTCACTTGTTGCAACTGTAATATTCGCAACCTGTTCGCCATTTGGCATTGTGCGGATTTCAGGGTCATTTCCTAAAAAGCCAACAATGATTACTTTATTAATTCCAGCCATTTTATTTTTCCTCTGATGTTAATTGTGCTTTCTTGTTTTCGTAAATTTCTTTAGCTTTAGCCTGTAACTCTGGTATTGTTTTGAGTGATAAATATATATTTTTGAATTCCGCTTGTAGTTGTTCCATTGTTTCAATAGTTGAACAGGTTTCACTAAACCTATTTAGCTCATCTTGTGGATTTTTTCCGCTGTCAAGCCATTCAGCTAACTTGCGACCAATATCTTCTGATAGCTTAAACGGATTGCAATCTGGGGCAAATAACCCAGTCCGATCTTTGCTTGGTAAGGCAAAATTACCATCGTGAATCAAATCCAAAACGGTAGTAAATTCATACTCAATACCATCATTCTGTTCGGATTTCATTCCTAACTTTTGAACTTGTTTTTTGCCATTTACTTCAACTTGAGCGGTCTCTGTTTTGCTTCTCATTGTTACAATGATGTGAGCTTGGCAAGATAGCAAAGCATCAATGAAAACCCTGTGTTTCGCCTTTGTATCATTCCAAGCGCTCCAAGTGTTGCCACGATATTTTGCTTTTGCGGTTTCTTCGTTCATTTCCAAGCAGCCGCCTGAGCCAGTCCACTCGTGCGTAATGCTGTCAATTATCACAACATCATAACCACACTTTTCAGCTAGTTTTACTGCGGAAACGTAATTACTTGGAGAATATGGCGGCTCTAACTCCAATACATCAAAATCAACTAGATCAGAGTAGAGTGATGCGCTGCCTTTTTCAGTATCTATCACTGCAATCTTGCCACCTAACCCTTTAGCTACAAGTAATGCACCGTATGTTTTACCAGAACCACTTGGACCAGCTAACGCCAATCTTAACTTTGATTTTTTTCTTTCGGCTTTCGCAAATTGCATTTCTACACCTCAAAATTCATTCGTTTATAAATCGCTCTAACTCGCTCAACATCTTTAGCACAATATTCAGCGACTTCGTCAATGCGACCATCTTGTACCGCTTGCCACACCTTAGAGCCGTCAATATCGCCTTTTTGCTCGATATTAAGCACTTGGCATAGCTTATTAAGGCTAGGTTTCGATTCTCGGTTATATCCGCACCATTCCCACATTGTGTCGTAAGTGTTTCGCTTATCCATTTTGTAGTATGGTTTCACGCCATTGATAATGCAGCGTTGCCATAAAAATAATCCGTCAAAACTCGTTACGTTATGCCCAATGAATACTGGAACGGTTTTACATCTGTTCGCTTGTTCTTTTAGCCAGTTATTAAACCGTGTCAGAATATCTTTCTCACGGTCTTTGACTTGCCAATCGTTACGATAAAATGTAACTACTTCGTCATCGTTAATAGCGGCGCTAATCACCACAACTTCACCAAATGCACCGTCTAGAGAAGTCTTGTTAACTGCAAGATCTTTGTTTTCTTCAAGCCATTTGCTAATCGTTTCTTCATTCTTGTAATTAGCAGGCGGCTTAAGGTTTTCACACACAAAATCTTGATGCTCTTTGTTTTGTGTAGGGATTGTTTCAATGTCGATATAGATTTTCATTTTCTTCACCTAAAATGGCATATCCTTGTAGTAGAGCTTGATAATTTCATCAGCTCTTTGTGGGTCGATGATTCCACTCATTAACCAGTCTTGGAATTCGTTCAGTTTACGCTCTCGCTCTTCTTTGGCGGTTTCGTCTTTCTCTTTCTGATTAGTCGATAACGTAACCATTTCCCCAATCCTTTTTATTTTGCTCTATGCGTTCTTCCGCCAAAATAATCACCGCTCTATCTCTCTGATTTTGAACTTTCTCAAACTCATCTTTAGCAATAAGTTCAAGCAGTTCTTCATCTTCCTCTAAGATATTAATAAGATCTAAAATTACGCCCTCATCGTTAGAGAAAATATCGTCTTCAACTCTATCAATCTCCTCACCTAAAGCACGCTCATAAGCATCCTGCTCACAACATCTACGGTCATAATCATTGAACGTTTTACGCTCCCATTGAGCTTGCAGACTTTCCATTTTGTAACCCTCTTAAATGCTCAAAATAATCCTTAATATCATCGTAGCTAAATAGGCGAACCCAACAGCCTTTCAATAATGTTTTCCATGTTGGTATTCTCAAATAGCCATTATTAATAGCTCGCTCAACAGTGGTTGCCTGCATACCAAATAACTCTCTAATGTCAGATAATTTAAATTCATTTTTTCGTTTGCTTTTATGTTGTTTTTTACGCTGTTTGCTATACTCATCAAATAATGCCAAATAGCGTTGTCTAGCGTTAAATTCTCGCTGTTGAACTCTAGGGTTAGCAGCTAATCCACTTCTAACAATCTCTCTCTTAGAGAGATTTTTATTAAGCAATTTAGCCATATTAGTTTTTAGCTCTTCACGCTCTTTTTTTCTTGTTTCAGCAAGCTCTAAAGATTGATAATTTGACGATTTCCACCAAACTTTATTATTCACTCGCTCAACAACATACCAACCACCTTTCGGATAAGGCTCAATCTTAATTTCTGTTTTTGCCTTTCTCATAATCTAATTCCTTTTGTTTTTGTTCTGTATAAACCAACGCTTCTTGTTTGGCTGGCTCTGTTAGATTTGGTTGATATTGCCCGTGTTCAGCAATCCACTGCGCTCTCGCTTTTTCTCGTTCAAGTGAGGTAGGTTCACTTGCAAAGCAATAGGAGATTCCGCCAATCAAAAAGGCGATAAACATCGCACAAGCAAGCTTTGCTAAAAGGCGTGTGATTTCTGCGAATACATCAGTAAACTTTTCCATTTTTGTTTCCTTTTTCGTCAATTTAGTGAATTTAGGGTGTGGCAATCCGCCGCACGGATTTCTTGAGGAAAAGTGCGGTCGGATTTTTCTTTTTTTTAGAAGTCGATTTTGACTGCTTTTGGATTAAAGCCTCGCAAGTGTTTTAATACACGCCAGTTTGTCATTGGGTCGATGTTAAAATCGCTTGTGATGCGGTTTAAGATTTGATTGGTAGAACGTAACACGCTTAAATATTCGTAAGCCTGTCCATAGATTTGCCCGCTCATATTTGAGCCTAAAACGTTAAAGGCTCTCTCAATATGTTGGAAAGTGCCGACGCCACGCTTAAAAGCGAACCATAACCAAGCAAGCTGTTGGAGTTCATACTCAGTAAATTCAAAGGTGAATTTCTTTTCAGGCTCAGGTAGTGCAAGCTGTTGTGGTTGATTGCGGTGCATTGCTAAAAACGCACGCAATACGATCAAGTGGAATTTTGGGCTTATCCACATTGCGTAGGAGAGCACTAATTCTTCGCAAGCGTAAGTTCCACGTAACCCACGACCACCAGTAGTTTTAAAGATCAGATCTGTGCTTTTAACTTCTTTTTGAATTTCTGAAATTAGATCTTGAGTTGTATCTAAACGAATAAATAAAGACGGTCTATGCTTTTCAGCGCCACCGCTTGCTTTATGAAGATCGTTTAATGAAAAAAGACTTTCGTGAGTACGAATTGATGTATTAAGAATTGCTAAGTTTGACATTTTTATGCCCCTGATGATTTAAGTTAAGCAATCCGATCATTAAGAGGTGATCGGGGTTCAACTTACCGCATCAGACGGCGGAGCTTATTCTGATGTATTGTATATCGCTCTCTCGCCCCGATCTTAGAAAGGTACATTTCTGTACTTTTTCTAAATCTGCAGATCTGCAGATTTAAATTTTAGGCATAAAAAAACCGCTATGCTGTCGGGTGCGGAGAACCGCTGATGTTGTAAGTGCGGTTATCTTAATCCGGAGTTGTAGCGGTGTCAATTTATTATTTATCCTTTAAAAAAAATCCCCTAGTGTCAAAGTGTAACGCAACTAGGGGGCTAACCAATCTAAAGGAGATTTATTGTTATATTTACTGTTTCCAGCTAGAGCCGCTCTCAATGTTTCAATCTGTTATTCAAGAAGATTGAGGTTTAATTCGCTATTTGAAAGCGGCTTTAGCTGGAGGCTCTTTTGGGATTTGAACCCGTGTTATTTTCCATAACGCTACCGTGTTTTGTACCGTGTCGGTTTCCACAACCAACTCAACAAAGAGCCATTTCAAAGCACACTTCTCTCTATCATTCGCAACGGTTTCACGTGCCGTTGTGTCTCTGTACTTCAAATGTGCTTTAGAATGGAGGTTATCACTGGACTTGAACCAGCCTTTGCTTAACTTGGTAGTGTCTAGAATTCCACAAGCTCGCACGTGCTACCGCTACACTAGATAACCATATGGTGAACAGGGTGGGAATCGAACCCACGTTACATCACTTATCTGGTGATTGCTTTACGGAGGTATAAGCTCCGCCCTAGAGCCAGCATTAGCAACCTGTTCATAATTATTCCCCACTGCGACTAAACTTTCTGTAACTGTCAGTTTTTCACTGGTCTCATCTTTCAGTGGGATTTCCGTTTACTCTCATTATGTAGGGTAGGGCTTTTAATCTACACGACCGCATAATGCCGTTATGAGCAAACTTCTTGTAATCTGATTTTTAAAGAGCGATTTAAAATTTTTATTCAAGCCTACCGTAATGAGCTTAGTAAAAACTTTATAATTTCTTGATTTCTTCTAACTTCACAGGAAACCAATAGCATTCATTGTTTAAGTGGATAAATCTTTCTGATTCCACATCTTTAACACCTTTAGCGAACCCGATAATTTTGTATGGGCCAAACTTAATTCCGTTTTTATTTGTGTAAGTAACAAGCTCATCAACTACAAAATCACAACCATTTGGAGCTTTATCGCTAATTCCTTTTTTAAAGTTTAAAATCTCAATCATCTTGTTCACCGCGTATCTCGTTTTGATGGGTGTAGTATAAATATTTC